ATTCAGAATATCAGGCAGGACAACAAAAAAATACAGTATTTGATGATATTGCTCCTATGAATATTTATGCTCGTATGATATTTGTTGGAACAACTACAATGCCTAATTCTGTAATGGATCAATTTAGAAAATATGCAGAAGGTTATGCTGATCCCGAATTAGGGTGGATTAAAGACCAGAATGTTAGTGTCCACTACTATCCAGCCATTATGCCTAATGATGATGGCTCAGAACGTTCCGTATGGCCTGAAAAGTGGCCTATAGACTGGTTGTTAAGCCAAAGGCACTTAAGAGATTTTGCTAAAAATTATATGAATAGACCAGTTAATACTGATGGAACATTTTGGACTAATGAAGATGTTGAAATAGAAGAATTAGAAGATTATGGAAACACCATTATTAGTATTGATCCAGCAGTTACAAAAAATAAAATATCTGACTTTACAGGTATTGCTGTTTTGTCAAGAGGCATTGATGCAAAAGGAAAAAATAATATTTATGTGCGTCATGCAGAGCAAGTTAAGATGTCCCCATCTGAAATTGCAGATAGGGTTGCCAGTTTAGTAGATGTATACGATGCTGGCGTTGTTTATGTTGAAGTAAACCAGGGCGGAGATTTGTGGAAAGATGTTTTTAAACATGTACCCGCTAAATATAGATCAAAGACTCAGCATTTATCCAAACAGATTCGTGCTGGTAAGGCTTTGAATTTCTACCAACAAAAGAAAGTGAAACATACTTCACATTTTCCGATATTGGAAGAACAGATGTGGGCGTTTCCAAAACTCTCACACGAAGACGTACTAGATGCTGTCGTTTCTGGCATTTTGTACTTCTTGGATAATAAAGCAGTAAAACTAGAAACAAAACAAATAAATTATTTAAGGAGACAACATGTCTGATATTAAAAAGGCTATTGACACAATAGTTGATAGGAGAAATACCTATTTAACTGCTGAAGCATATTATGAAGGAACAAACTCTGAGGTTTTTCCAAATAATAGATGGTACAAGTTACTTGGCAATGCTGGAAGTGACTTTAGATTTAATTTTGCAAGAACGGTAGTAGATTCTGTTCTAAACCGTCTTGAAATTGCAAATATTGTTGCAAATACTGCAGAAGCAAATCAAAAAATAAATGATATTTGGCAAATGAATGATTTGCAGATTGATGCAGATGAAATTCATCGCCGTGCACTTGTTTATGGAGATTGTTATGCAATTGTTTGGACAGACGTAGAAGGAAATATTACTGTTGATTATAATTCACCACTTACAACAGTGATGGTTTATGATGACGAAAGACCTCGTGTAAAAAGATTTGCTGCTAAATTGTGGCAGTCAGAAGATCCTCTTGATCACACAAAGAAAACTTCGCATTTAAATATGTATTACACAGATCGCATTGAAAAATATACTATGCCTGGCGAAGTTGTAAATATCGTCTCACATAGTGGATTTGCACTTAATGAGGTAGTAGAAAATCCATGGGGAGAGGTTCCCGTTTTCCATTTCCGCACATCCAAGCAATATGGAAGACCAGAACACGTAGATGCTTATGGTCCTCAAGATGCTATTAACAAATTAATTGTTACACATATGACTACTGTTGATTATCAAGGAGCGCCACAAAGATATGCATTGTCTGGTAGTGGCAATTCTGCAGAATTTGAAGATTTTGAAGATGATGCAGCAGTTGAAGATAATATTGGTCGTTTAAAGAATGGTCCTGGAGAACTCTGGTATCTTCGTGGTGTAGATAAAGTTGGAGAATTCTCTCCTGCTGACCATAAAGTATTTACAGAACCAGTGAAAGATTTCGTTCGTTCGATGGCATCTATCACATGTACACCGCTTCATTATTTTGAAAAAACTGGAAGTATTCCTTCTGGTGAATCACTCAGAACTGCTGAAGCACCACTTATCGCTAAGGTAAAAGATCGTCAAATTACATTTGGCTCTACCTGGACCGATATGTTTAGATTTATTCTAAAGATTGATAATTCTGCTGAACCAAATGTTCAAGTCAAGTGGAAAGATATTGAATCTATGGATAGTTTAGATAATTGGGAAGTTGCTGTTAAGAAGAGAGTAGTTGGTGTATCTCTTGAGCAAGTTCTTATTGAAATGGGCTATGATTTAGAAGTTGCTCGTGCTATTGCAGCAACAGAAGAATCATTAACCGATTTATCACAAAATACAAATACCAACAACGTATTAATGGAAGCCACAGGAGGCAACGTTGGAAACGAATAATACAGAAACAACAGAAATACAAGAACCAGTAATTAATGATCCTAAAGCAGTACTTGATGCTTTGGACCGTGCAAAATCTGATGCTAAAAAGTTCAGAGAAGAGAAAGAAAAACTTGAAATTGACCTTAATAGTAAAGATCAAAGAATTGCTGAATTCAGTGGAAAATTATTGCATGAAAAAGTAATACAAAAATTATCTACTGAAGGTTTAAAAGAACCAAAAAGATTTATCAAATATATAGATACATTAAAACTAGATTTTGATGAAAATTTTGAAATTACTGGACTTGATGAACAACTTGAGCAACTTAAACAAGATTTTCCAGAAATCTTTGATGCCAAGGTACGTGTAGGTGGACAAGCCGATACAGCCATAAAAGCATCAGTAAGCACTCAATATTCTGCAAGTCAATTACAAGCAGCAAAAATACTTGGTAGGAATATCTGATATAATGGTCCTATACTTTTGGCAATGGACGTTGCCTAGGGTCTATGGATGAATTAGACGATTCAATACCTATATAATTTAATAAAATCTATTTTTTCTAAAGGAGAAAAAACAATGGCTAGAACAGATCTAACAGAAGCCAATGGTTATATCCTAGAGGAACAAGGCAGTGCAGTCATCCAAGACCTACTTGCCAACTCTGCGGTAGAACGATTTGCTCGTCGTGAAGCAATGGCTTCTCGTACAAAGACTGTGCCTCGCTTTAAGGCTGATGCTCCAGATGTTGTTGCTGAAGGCAATACCATCCCAGAAGCAGTTGCTACTCTTGATGAAGTAGTTCTTACAGCACGTAAGTACGCACAGATTATGCACATCTCTGAAGAAGATGTAAACGATTCCCTAGTTGATGTACTCAGCACCTATAAGCGTGAATGGGCATCTCGTTGGGCACGTAAGTTTGACAACGCTACTCTTGGCGTTTATGCAGTTGAAACAGGAAATGATGATGCTCCATATACATCAGTTCTTACAGCAGTTGCAAATGATGCTCCAAGCAACCTAATTCCAACTGCAGGAGCACTTTCATATGATGATCTCAACGCAGCACTTGGTGCAGTTGAGTCTTCAAGCAAGTTTGATGCAGCCAACACAGTATGGATGGCACATCCTAAGATGCTTAAGGAAATCCGTGGAATGGTAAAGGGTAACAATGATTTGGTTCTACCAGATCCATTGGCTGGAACACCTGGTTCACTATTCGGATATCCACTAGTTGTATCTTATGGTGCTGCACGTTCTGCTGCTGCAACAGATTCACCAACAGGAAATGCTCTACTTATCTGCGGTAACCGTCAGATGTTAATCAACGGTGTTCGTGGCGGAGTAGAATCAGTAGTTTCTCGTGATGCAGAATTTTCTAAGGATGGAGTTCTTCTCAAGACACGCATTCGTCGTGGTTTTGCTGTTGCTGATGCTGGTGCATTTGCAATCGTTGAGAAGACTGCATCGTAAGGGGAGGAATAGAACATGCCATCAAAACTATATGGACAATTTATTCAGCAATCATTTAACAAGGAAATTGACTGGGATTCAGATACCATCAAGGTAGCACTTCTCACCAACTCCTATACACCAGATCAGGATGCACACAATTATTTTGATGATGTTGTTGCAAACGAAGTAACTGGTACTGGCTACACCTCTGGTGGAGCAACACTTACAAATAAGACCAATACATATAACTCAGCAACAAACGTTATCGTCCTTGATGCTGATGATGTTACATGGTCTTCATCTACAATTACTGCACGTTATGCAGTTATTTATGATGCTACTCCTGCAACAAACGCAACACGTCCTTTAATTGGATATGTTGACTTCGGTTCAGATCAGTCATCCTCAAATGGTAACTTTACCATTACATGGGATTCAACTGGTATTGTGAGAGTCACAGTAGCATAATGAATATAAGAATTGAAGTAGGCCCAATGTCGCTCTCCATGAGTGCTCTGTTGCCTGCACCAAAAGTAAAAGTACAAATTGGATATAGTCATCTTAATTCTGTACAGACTTGGGCTTACTTCAATCTTCCTACTATCTCAGTAAATGGGCATAGTTTAAAATCTATTAATCCAGAATTGAAGGTAGGTGAATTGGCTACGTCTTTGGCGTAGCCTTTTTTTATGGCATCACAACTTCATTCAAAAATAAATAGTTATGCAATAGAAACTGGTATAGAGTTTGATGAACCTTACCAATTAGTTCCAACACAAACAGGAACTGTTACAGAAACAAATGCAACATACTGGACTTTAGTTGGAAATGCACCAACTTATGAATCAAATATTGGACCTGCTGGAGGATCTGGATCTTGGAGATTTACTTCAACTTCAGCCTCTTCACGTTTAAGAAATACTGGAGGATCAATTGTTAGTCGCATTAATGATAATAATTATTCTGTTGGTGTTTGGTTTAAAGTTGGCAATATAAATTTACCTAATAATATAAGTCAAATTTTTTATGCACATTTGCCAACATCAACTTTAGGTTTTGCAGTTTCTCTTGTTTATGATCAACCAAATAATCGGTATACTCTTGGATATATTAACGATACTGTAGGCATAAGTATTAAAGATAATCTTGATATAGATAGTTGGCATTATTTTGCTGCTAGAAGAACTGGCAATAACTGGGAACTATATGTTGATGGATCTCTTGTTTATACAGAAACACAATCTTCATCAACAGTATCATCTTCTGGAATTAATTTTGGTTCTTTAACTGCAGGTACTGGATATACACTTAATGTTAATTTATCAAATTTTTATATTGGAACATATTCTTCTGTTGATGCAACAGCAATTTCACAAATTTGGAATGTAGGAAATCAAATACCATTCTCATCAAACTATTCTGCAGAATTATTATCAGCAAGTGCAGAAACAGTTATGCCCTCTATTAATCCATCAGTACAAATAACTTATTCTGCACAACCAATGTTGGCATCTTTAGAATCAGTGATGCCATCTAATATTAGTACAACTTATAGCCCAGAAACACCAAATGGATTTTTAGCAGATACCATTTTAAGTTATGTTCCCGAACATTATTATAAATTTAATGAACAGTTGTCAGGTGGGGTATCTAAACCACCAATAGTAAATTATGGAAGTGTGGCCGTTGCTGATGGAACAATTGGTGGTTATTTTAATGCTTTACCAACATTAAATTCAACTGGTGGAACAAAAAATAAAGGTTCGTGGGTATTTAATTTTGCATCTGGAGCATCTTGTCCAAGAATAACATTTAGTTCACCAAGCAATGTAATAAATGATAAAAATTGGTCTGCAGGTCTTTTCTTTAAAACTAACTTTACAACTCCAGCAATAACTCATGATACTGCTGGATACCAACTTTGGTTAGTTGGACCAAGTCCAAGAACAATTACTGTTTCATTTGTTGGTGGAACATCATCAGATACCTCAAAAGGTAAATTAAGATTCACAATTTCTGGTGGTACTACATTTACCACAACTGCTAGATATGATGATCAATCTTGGCATTATATAGCAATAAGATCAATTTTGACTGGTAGTACTATAACTTATGAAATTTATTTAGATGGAACTCTTTTTACTACAACAACTGTTGCAGATACGACAACGACAGGTGGTGCTTTTCAATTTGGTGATAGTACTATTAGTGCAAGTATAAATGGAACAGGTAATAATACATATGAACTAGCAGATGCATATATTTCACCTTATACTTCAATAGCACAACCACAAATTAATCAGATTTGGTATGCACTTAATAATGCACCATCATTACCGCCAGTTAATAGAACCCATCAGGCAGAACCTATGATAGTTAGCGATTCTACCCTACTTCATCCAGTAATTACTGTAGTAAAAGGTGATCACGTAGAATCAACAACATCATTTGAAATTAATGCTATTTTCCCATCTCCATCATATTCTACTGGTGATAATGTTGTAATAAATGTTGAAATCTTTGAAAATGTAAATGTTGCTCTAGGAGATAACATATCAGTAGAGACTGGCGCAGATGCCGTAATTCCTTCTACCGAAATGACTGCTACCGCATTAATAATAGATCCAATAGTTTCAAGAGAACCAATGAGAGCAAATGCTCAATTAGTTATGCCAGTTATATATGTTGCACCAAACTATTTTAGTTTAGTAAAGAATTTAAATCCAGTTTATTATATTTCTGATGGACAAGCCGCTCCAAAAAATGATGGATCGTGGACAGTTACAAATTATGAAGTTGCGTACATGGACGACAATGTTACTTCTGGAGAAGAAATGACTACCGTTGGAAATGGAAAATCTTGGAGAGCAAATTCAAATGGCATAGTTTTAAATCAACCTCAACTAAAGGGAGTAGTTTCAAATTATTCAGATCTTATAAATAATTTATATGCTACAAAAACACTTTCAATTGAATTTTGGTATTGGTCTATTGGAAGACCAAGACTTCCAGGATTAAATTATGTAGAATCTGGTGGCTTATTCTCAGATGGCATAACAGTGATTGGAGAAGTCTATGACTGGTTTAGTTGCGGTCCTGCAGAAGCAAGTAATAAAATGGTATTAATCTCAAATCTTATAGATGCTTCGTATGGAGTTAATGATGATCCTGTTAGTGTTACATACAGAACCTATTATGATGCAAATCCAGAATTTGATGATTGGAATCATGTTGTTATTACTTATGAAGCAGGAGCGAATGCCAGTGAATGGAGACAAAAAGTCTATTTAAATGGAGCAATTATTTCAAATCAATTATTATTTAATAGTAATCAATTTGGTGAATTTAATATGAGTTTTAGTAATACTACTTCTCCAAATCTTACTGGTCCATCAGTTGGAACTATATTTGGATTAACTGGCAGTCAAGTAATTAAACTAAATGATAATGTTAAAATGGATGAAGTTGCAATTTATCCAACTACATTAAGTTCAACTCAAGTATATGAACATTATTCTTTTATAAAATCATTAAGCCCAAATGAAAATTATTTTTCACCAGTAATTGATATTAATGCAAATATGGGTAATCATCAGGTTTTAGTACAAGTAAACTTTGTTTATGAACAAACACCAATTACTGCAAATGCATTAATAGTACAACCAACTATTATTGCTGGAAAATCAATTAATTATAATTCAGAAATTATGGATGCTAATGCAGAATCTGTAAATCCATCACTATCTCTTGGTGTAAATATTTTTGCAGATCCTATTATTGTTTACTCAGAAATGGCTGCTGCATTTCATTTAAGTTCAACATATTATGATTATGTTCATACTAATATTGCTCCATATAGATATGTCACATTTGATTCTCCTGATGCATACCTTGATTTTGGTTCTGATAATGATTATTCTGTTTCACCAGTTGTTATTGGCGGTACAGTCGTAAATCCTGGACTTGGCATTAACGGTAAATCTGTAAAGACTGCTGGTACAAATTATACAACTGATGGAGTTATTCTTAAGGAATCTGAATGGAATGATGATTGGGGAACTGGAAATAATGATTATGTGTCTTCATTCTGGATACAAAGAGCGCCAGATGATACCTCTACTGGATTAAGAATAATTTGGAATATTAATAGTTATAAGGATAATCAACATGTGGTTGTTTATCATTATCAAAATAAATTACATTTCCAAATCAATAATCAATCTGGAACATATCATACTGTTACATCTGCAAATAATGTTGATATTTTTGATTATAAGAGACATCATATTGTTATTTATTCACATTTTAATAATAATCACAATTACATTTCAATTTATGTTGATGGTATTTCTATTATAGGAGCACATGACATTGGTAATTATAAGATTGTAACTGTAAATGCAGCATCTGCAGATTCAGGTGCTAATACCGAAATAAATAATCATCCTAGACTTGCTGTTGGTTGCTTAATTACTCCATTTGCCCAGACGGCATTACCCGTAGTTCCTACAAATACAAAACTTATTCTTGATGAGATTTTCTGGGATAAAGATGCAATAACTCTTAATCAGGTTACTGCCCTTTATAACATGATGCCTGGTAAAACAGATTCAGTTCAGGCACCCTTACCGTTCGAGGTATCCGCCCTATTAGTAATGCCAACGATATCAACAGATGTAAATTACGTATCAACTGCAACAACGGCAATTGCAGAATTATTAGATCCTACACTTTATGTAGTTAAGA